GGGTGCTCGCAGACTTCATCCTCTTCGTACTCGGCCGGTTCGGCTTCTTGCATCGAAGGCTGGAGCATCACTGGTCTCCTCGAGCCTGAGCCTGTTGCATGGGCGTCAGGGAACGATTCGCAATGGTTAGCTTGGAGGCCGCTTGCGCCGGAGGTGCACCACCCGGCGTGCTCTGGGAAGCTCGAGCCGATGGACCCTTGATGGCCGCCTGATTCCGAAGGATGACTTCCGGCTTCAGGGACCCGTCCAGGTCCGTTCCCAGTAACAGACTTAGCATGAGACGCGACTTGTACGGAACGGGGCCCCGGTGGCTGGTGAGCTTGTCCAGGGCGGACTCCTGGATTTTCTTGAACAGGTCCGGGTAGACGGTCTGGACCGCCTCCACCGCCTCCGGGGTGAGGGTGCCAGCCGCTGCCTGCTTCAGGATGGAGACGGGGGACTGAACCGCCTCGTAGTAGCGGTTGAACTTGCCGATCTCCGTCTGGCTCGGGACCCACTTCGCGGCCAGGGGGCCGATGTTGGGCGGCTTCGGCATCTTGGCCTGAAGGAAGGCCATCCCTCGGGCGCTGGATACCTGCAGCGCCTGGGCGACGTTGGGGGCGTGCTCCTGGAGCCCCTCGGTCTGCTTCGTCAGGCGCTCGTTCAGGGCATCGGGCTGGGCCGCCTGGGTAATTTTGTCGGCCCGGCGGAGGAAGGTCGCCCGGGCCTGCTCTGGGGTGTTTCCGAAGCTGTTGGCAATGCCGGCGGCGACTTCGCTCCGGCCAATCCTCGCAGCCTTTGGTGAGCCTCGGACCAGCACCCCCGCTCCGGTGTCGATGGCCCGGGAGATGGTCTGCCCCGCGCTGTCCAGGGCCGAGAGGATGGCCACCATCCGGGGAACGCTCTTGACCGTCCGACCGACGTTTAGCGTCGCCTTAACGGCGCTGGTGACGGCCCCAGGGAGGACCATCCCCGCGGCGGCCAAGGCTGCTGTCTCGCCCATTCCGACGGGTCCGGAGTTGGGAATACCAACGCCTCCGGACTTGAGGTACTTCATCGTCGCGGCAGCTTCGCCCGCGAGTTGTTGTTCCGCAGCCAGCTTCTCGGCTCGCCCGACGAGCTCGTCCACCGCGCTTCGGTTGAACTTACTCAGCGGCGCTGACTTGGCGGATGCCTCGGCCTCGTTGATCACCTTCTTGGAAGCGGCGACCACCTGCCCCCACGCCTCGGCCCTGGAAACGCCCTTGTCGTTGGCGAGAGAGTTCAGCCATGTGGTTACCTTGGTGGAGGGGATTTGGCCGGCGCTGTCCATGAAGGCCTTCCGGAAAGCGCCTCCTTTCCCGACGAGCTGCAGCCATTCCGCCTGGGCCTCGTCGAGCGCGGCCCGGCGAGCTCCGGCGACTCCGAAAACAGACTCGTCCGTCAGGGTGCGCTTGACCGTCCGACGCACCTCCTTCAGCAGGGCAACCGAGTTCCGGTCCGAGAAACCCAGCGCCATCGCGTCTTTGCCGTAGGGAATGGCTTCGTCCAGGCTCTGACGCAGCGTCTTCAGCCGATTGAACGCGGCGAGCGGCTCGAGCCGGTCTCCTGCGTCGCGGATGAGCCCTTCCCGGACCTTCTCCATGTGACGGGCCATCGCCGAGCTGTGGAGCTCCGGCTCCGCGCGCATGGCTGCAATGGCCTCGTCCATCTTGCTCAGGGCTGACTCGTACCCGGTCTTGACGGCGGCGCCATCGGCGGTGGCGAGCAATACCTCTGCCTCCCGTGGGGCGAGATCTATGTTGATGCTTCTCAGGACGTCATCGGTCTTGTCGAGGACCGACTGCATCCCCTCGCGGAGTTCGCCCGTTGCCCGCTGAAGCGCCTTCGGGTCCGTGTGGATCTTGCTGACATTCGCAGCCAGGAAGTCGGCGGTCTCTGGGGACGTCCGCGCTAGCAGCTTGGTTGTCCCAGGGAACGCGGTCTCGAGCTCCTTTAGCTTGCTACCGTTCTTAAGGACCCACTGCGCCATCTCCGGAGTGGCGTTGGTCATCTCCTGGGTGATGCCCGGCATTTGCTTCTCGAGCAGCGACACCTCAGCACGGTGCTCGATGATCAGAGTAGCAACGTCTGGGGCGGTTCCGGCGGCTTCCGCGGCTCGGACGGCTACCCCCTCAACGCCCTGCTTTCCCTTCCTGAAGAGGCCGCTGATGGCCTCTCTGGCCTTCCCAATCGCGACGGGGGCGCCAACCTCTGCGACGCCTGCCAGCATTCCGAAGCCGCCACCCAAGGCGGCGTTCAGGCCGATTTCAGCGATCGCGGACTGGGCGGTGAGGTTCGGGTCGCCTAGGGCGGCCTCGTGCACGACGTTGCCCACACCATAGGCCGCGCCCTCAACGGCCCCGCCTGCGGCCACTGCCGCCCCCTTGGCGAGCATCTGACCGCCCAGGGTCGTCGCCTCGGGGAGGAGTGCCTTCGCGCCAGCAGTGACCGCCTGGCCGGCTCTGGAGATGAGCGCCGGGGCAGAGAGGCTGGCAGCAGTCTTGGCGAGGCCCATGGCCCCAACTTCGGCGGCTGCAGCTGGGGCTGAGGCCCCCATGGTGAGAAGAAGCGGGGCGGCGATGCCGACACCTGTCCCGACCATGGCCGCCGTCGGGTTGACCTCTTCGCGCGCCTTGATGGCCTTGGGGTCGGCCCCAAGCGCCACCTGTGCCGGGGTGGACAGCCCCAGTGTCATGGCCCTGCCGGCCGCTTCCGTGCCGGCCATCAGAGCCTGAGAAGTGGTCCCGTACTTCTTCTCGTTCTCGTGAGCGGCGATCTCTTCCGGCGTCCCAACTCGGAAGCCCGCCCCGAGCGCCCCGTCGACGTCCGCGGACGGCAGGTATCCGGACTCGCCGTCCGGACTGACGACGAAAACTTTGCCAGGAGCCGCCACTTCTACTGCTCCAGCTTGGCGGCGAACTCGCCCGGGTCTTTGTAGGTGCGGGGGTCCATGTAGGACTTCAGGACTCCGCGCATCTTCCGTTCAACGGACTTCTTGAACTGTTCCATCTTCGCTTGCTGGTTTCCGAGAGCAGTTGCGTTCCCCATCATCAGCTCGAGCATCTGCTGTGAGCCCTTGTCGAGCGCGCCGAATCTGTAGAGCTGATTGGCGTTCCCCATGATGGCTCCCTGAAGCGTTTCCATTCTGGCTCGCGCGTCCGTGGGCGCCTTTTCGACGCCGTAGGTCTTCCGGAGACTGATGAGCTCGTTGAGGTCCGCAACCAGGCTCCCATGCGCCGCCGTGGCTTCTCGGGCAACGGCGGCGGCTTTTGGATCCAGCGCGAACCCGTAGCCTGGGACGAATAGCTCTGCGTTTCCGTCCTTCGCTGACGCCGCCGCCTTGAGACGGTCCGAAGCAATTTTCTCCTGCTCCAGGAAGAGGCCCATGTCTTGGACGGCCACCGTGTGTCGCTCGGTCGCCGACTTCTCCTTCATCGCCGCAACGGATGCCATCGCGGCCGCAGTGGCGCGCTGGTCCCCGAATTTCGCGGACGCGGCCTCGAGTTGGGCGGCGATGGCGTCTCGGGCGTCCGCCTTGACGAGCTGCTGAGCGGTCGCCATGTCCCGACCCATCTGCATGTGTTGGGCGAGCGCGTTCTCCTTCTTGGAGAGGTTGGTTTTCTGCGCGTCGATGTCTCGGTCAATAGCCTTGTCGATGATGGACAGGGCCATATTGGGCCCTCCCGCCAGACCCTGGCCGATGCCGCTCAGGATGATAGCGATGGACGAGCCGATCTGCTGGCCGGTGGTTCGGCTTTCCCAGAGCTTGTTCGGGTTGATTTGGCCCGTCAGGACGTCGTTGTAGAGCTTGTCCCCGCGCGCCTGGTGGGCGGCGTTGATGTCGGCGAATTTCTGGACGCGAGCTTCCTGCTCGAGCGCCGCGGCCTGGCGAATTTGGGACTCTGCCTGCGCCTGCTTCTGTTGTGCCTCGAGGCCCGTTCTTGCCGCCTGGATGCCTTCGAGCTCGGCACCCTTGATTTCCGCCTGGGTGTTCGGCATCCGCGGAGCCCCGCCCATTCCCGGCATGCCTGGCGAACCACCAGACGTTGGGACCGGAGCGGGAGGGGGAGCGGCAAGGGTGGGCGCTGCGACAGGCTCCGTGGCCGGCGCTGGGATGGAGACGTACCTTTGCTCCACCGGTGCGGTCGCCGAGGACTGCAGGGAGAAGGTCTGGGTCGGCGCGATGGTTTCCGGGAATTCGCTCGGGTCCAAGGGCGGGCGTGCCGATGGGTCCGCAATCGAGAACTCGCTGGGTCCGGCTTGCGGTGCTGGCTGTCCGCCCTGCAAAGCCATCATCTGACTCCAGGTGGCGTCGTCGAATACGGGCTCTGCCTGGGGGGCGACCACTCCGCCGCCCGCGAAGTGCTGGACCACCCGATTTCGCATCTCGGGACTGAGCCCGTTCTTCGCGACCCGGAACTCTCCCTTGCCGTCGTCCAGGCGGTAGAAGTCCTCGCCGTCCTCAAGCATCTTGTACTTCGCGAGGGGAGGAACCTCGCCGCCCTGGTTGGCGGTGATGGCATTGCCGAGGAGGTTTCCTCCGGCCGTGCCCACGGCGGCTCCGAGCGGGCCGCCGAACATGCCGCCCACGACACCTCCCAGGAGACCAGCTCCGCCCTGAACGATGGATTTCCAGACCGGCACCTCTTTAGGGGGAGGAGTCGCGGTGAGCAGTTCCTCTTTTTTGGCCACAGGAGCGCCTGTCGGCGCCGGGGCGGGTTGTCGGGGTGCGGACAGGTCGGCTCCGGTCAGCTTCTGTTCCGGAAGGGCCCCTTCAGTGTTCGTTCCCAGGCCCTTGATTTTCTCCTGGAGTTCCGGCGAAAGCCCGTCCCGCGCAACCCTGAACTCGCCCTCTCCGTCCTGGACGAGGAAGTGTGAGTCATCCTCGCTCAGTAGCTTGTACTTTTCCGGCCTCACGCATGCCCCGCGAGTTGCGCCTGGATCTGGGCCATCTGTGCCGCGAGTTGCCTCTGCTTCGTCATCAACGCGCCGTAGTCGCCCTTGGCCGGTGCCGCCTTGGCACCCTTGCTTGCCTTGATGGCGGCGACGAATTCAGCGGCGCGATCCGGAGCGTCCACGGATTGGGCCACGGTGCGCGGGATGACGATCTCGCCAGGGGAGAGCATGGCTGGGACGGTGTCGTTGCGGGGACTGTCTCCAGGTGCCTGCGGCGTGCCCTGAATGAGCCCGCCCGCTGCCTTGCCTTTGCCTGAGCTCGCGTACTGGGCTCCTGCCGCCCCCGCGGCGTTGATGACGCTTCCCGCGAGCTGGTTGTCGGCGGCGCGCTTTCGACCAGCGTCATCGAGCTTTGCAACCGCCCAGTTCTGTTTCAGCTTCTCCACGTCCGTGGATGATGCCTGTTGGCCCAGATCTCCCTGACGCATCGTCCCGAGGACGCCGCCGAGTTGGCTCTGTGCCTGCATCGACTCCTGGTTCCGGAGAAACGACGACTGGAGTGCCGACTCCTGCTGAGTTCGGGCCTGATTGGCGAGCATGTTCTTGATGCCCGCCTGGTAGCCCACCCCGCGCTGTGACTGCCCCAGCGCCATCGCCTGGCGGATGTTGGCGTCCGTCGCAGACCGGAGTTGGTCCTGAGCTGCGCTCGGTCCTCGTCCCGCTGCTTGCTCCTTCAGGGCCGAGACAAACTGCATCATCTCGTTGCGTGCGCTGTCCGACTGCGTGGTGTCTAGGCCGGCCGGTGGTGCGTAGCCCGGACCTGCCCCGACGCTTCCGCTTCCCATGTTGGGGCCGAGGGCGTGGTCTACGGCGGAGCCACCCAGGACGCCAGCAGTGGCATCCGTGCCCTTGCCGTCCCCCATGATGAGGTCTTTGCCCTGGACCGCGTTGTCGCCCAGCCGGTAGACGGCTCGGGCGGCTTCGTCGGCGGCACCGACAGCGGGGAAGATCCACTTCGCGTAATCCCACCAGCCCATCTTGAAACCCCGCGCAGCTGACCGATGGAGGCGCCGGGGTTCGCTGGTGGCGTGACGGGACTATATCCGAGAGTAGGTTAGGTCGTAAGTGGAGTGGCAGGAGCCATGCCCGTTTGTGCCGGTGATCACCAGGTCTACGACACCTGTCGCGTGCGATGCGTCCTCGTTCCACGTGAGAGAGGTGACCCACTTGTTGCTACCGGTCGCCGGGTTGTCGTTGGGGCATGTTGAGGTCATGTCCCCATCACATTGGTCCGCGGAATAGCCGCCGCCAAAGACGCATTGCGATGATGGCGCTGGCTGGTCGACGTTGACGATGTATTCCGAGATCGCGCCGCAGTTCCCCGACCTCTGCTCGTGCTTGACGGAATACGTTCCGCTCCGCTCTTTGCACGGCCCAGACCGGCCGCACCCAACCATCAAAACCAAAACGCCCACAACACCGATGAGTCGCATAGACATAAATGATCCGCGACAGGCGCCCACCCGCCAAGATGAACGCTCGTTTAGGGCGTAGCTCTCCCGCCTTGACCTACATCGACGACGCGGCCGGCAACTTCGCCGTGCCCTTCTTAATGCCGACGCCGAGCGTCATCCCGCTGAAATTACACCCGGCCCGAGTTCCGGGACCGCCGGCTGGTGTGTCGGTGATGGTGAACTGAATGGTGTTGCACTTCTGAAGAGCGATGTGATGCCGAAGGGTGAAGTAGCCGCCCACGTCGATCGCGTCAGAGGAGGCGAGCGTTGCCGTATAGGAGGACTCGGGCGTGGTGACGAGGATGGAAATGGCCGAGTCCGCCGAGAACGCCCCGCGGAGCACCAGCCTTCGCACCCGCTGAAACCCTCCCAACGCGCCGACATGAATTTTTGGCGATGTCCAGATGACCGGAATGGAGTGGGTGTTAAAGTCCAGATAGGCGCCAGCCAGGGTGTCGGCGTCCATCGTTCCGAGGCGCAAGGTTGTCCCGTTGGCGAAGGTGTAATACCCCTGCCAAACACACCCGCCTGTCATGGATGTCGCCGTCGCTGCGTAGTGGGATGCCCACGTACCATACTGGGTGTCGTAGGTGAGCATTCGCCCGTAAGAGCTGTTGTAGTCCGGGAGAGTGAATCTCACCTGGGCCTTATCGGGAACGCTCACTGCTGACGAGATGGCCTGACCGACAACCAGATTTTCGACAGGCGAGCCGATGTATTCATCCTGAAGCGCCCGGTTGAGGAGGTAGATTCCTAGGTCGCTCTGGTACATCTGCCCAGACGAGATGTTGACGATGCTGCGCGGCTCCGAGCACCCGATGTCCGACGGCAGGAGTTGTGGGGACGAATAGGTGCCCTGGAGTCCCGCTTGGTTGGGCCCATCCCCGAATACGACCAACTTCTTCCCGGCGGTATAGAGAATTGCTTTGTCGTCGAGCGGCGCCATGGCCGTCAGTGCGCCAATGCCCGGCTGAATTCTTCCGGAGAGCGCCTCATTAAAGGCGAGCCCGTCGCTCGCAACAGCTTCCTGGGAGAAGCGGAATTCCGTTGGGTCCTCGAGGCCAACCATCCAGAGGCGGCCCTGGTGGGCAGCGACGGCCCCAACGAATGATGGCCCATTGCGGTCGAGTGCGCCGCCCACGGTGTAGAGTACTTCGTTGTCCGTAATTGACGCGTCCGTTGCCGTGTCGTCGTAGTCCGCCGTCATCGGACTGGTGGGGATGTTGACGATGGGCGTCAGGATGTCGTTCAGTCGGTAGAATGTGGTTCCGAGCGTCGCGGTTCGATAGAGGACGATGGTGACGTTCGACTTGGCCGTCATCCCAAGGCACGGAACCTTCAGGCGGACCGTCTGGTTTGCCGGGGATGAAGTTACCGGCACGGAAGGCGCCGACTGGTGTCGTTGTCCCTTGTCGTCAGTCCACTCGTACAGAGCGCAATATTGATAGGTTCCCGTGATGCCCGTCCCGGTGAGCTGGACCCGCACGTACTCCGGGAAGAGATGAAACCCGGCCTCCACCACGGAGCGGCCGTCGTACTGGGTCAGGATGCCGCCAGCGAAGAACTGGCACGGGCCGACCTGCGCGGTCGAGAAGAGTGGGGAGAAGTCGAGCACCAGCCGCGAAACGCCAACGGCCGTCACATTCACATTGTTCCCGCCAGCGAAGGCGATTTGGCCGCGCTCCGAAACTGGGCAGAGGAAGTCGCCAGAATTCAAGACGACGGTGCTCGGCGGAATTGAGGAGTACGTCATTCCGGAGTTGTTGATGGTCCATGCCCCGAACGTCCCGTAAAGCGCCTTCCCGACGAGTTGGTCCGAGCTCTCGGAGTACAGGAACCATGTGTTTTGGAGGTTCGGATCTCCCGTGACCGAGGAGCCCACATAGACAGGCAAATAGGCCTTGCCCCCGGAGGTGAAGGCCTGTCCAGCGATGAATGGGCCACATGCCCCCTTGGCGCAGATGAGGCTCGTGAGCGCCGTGGCGGCCGCCTGGACGACGACGTTTGAGGAGTTGATGCCGACGGTCCGGAGCGGCGTCGTCGTCCCAGCAGCGGCAAACAACGCAACGGGGCACGGGTTGTCGCTGAAGACCAACATCGTCGTGCCGACCAGCGTCGCCGTTATGAATGCCTGGCCGATGAGCGGCGCGGGCGTGGCGTCCTTGTTGGCAAGGGCGATTCCGGCAGTTACCGTCGTGGCGGTCGCCCCAAGCGTCCCTGCCCATACCCCTTCGTTCCCAGCGCCGCCGCGGGCCAGCGCAAACACGCCGATGATAGAAGACGAGTAGGCCGCAAGCGCGAGACACGCCACGTCCGCCCTGGGAAGAGTTGCGGTGAGCGAGCAACTCACGGGCCCCGAGACGACGGTGATCGCCCCGGCCGTAAACGCCAGCTTCGCAGCGAGCACGCTGTCGGGAGCAGTCCCGGTGGCATAGGCCACGATGACGCTTCCGGCACTCTGATAGAATGCGAACGGGATTTGCCCTGACCGGTCAGTGAAAATGTTGGCTGACGCCGTGGCCACCAGCGTTCCGATGTTGATGGCGACGCCCTTGATGTTTGCGCCGTCCCCCCATAGCACCAGGAACGCCGCTGCTGCCGAAGGAGAAACGGCCGTTACTGCCGCCACCCGCGGATGCTGTGCGGTGGTGGTGACGGAGAGAAGCGTTGGCCCGTAGATGACCGTCCCAGAGGCCTCGTCCCGCACCATCGCGTAGATGCCGTTGGCCGTGTAGGAGGTGGGCGTGGTTGGGGTGCAATCTCTCCAGACGTAGCAGAGGAGATTGGTTCCCAGGTTTGTCGAACGGGCGACGTCAATCATGTCCGCGTAGGTTGTGCCCGCGTAGACGCTCTGCTTGCTCATGGAGCAGGGGGAAACGGTGCCCCTCGAAAACTGGTCCGCGTAGTCGTACCCGTAGCTATAGAGCGACTCGCCGGACACGGTGAGCACCTCGTCGCCGTAGGCGCAGATTCCGCGCTGGACGGCGGGCACCTCGGATCCGGTGTAGTCATTCCATGGATCGCGCCGAGAAATGGAGCCGTTGGGTGCGAAGTATCCATTGATGATTGAGGTTGGCGTGTCTCCTGGCAGGAGGAGTGGATCGGTTTTGGTCTCCTGCCCCTTCACGAACGGGATGTCTATTTCCTGTTCTTCGAGCGCCATCAGAACACCCACAGATCCACCGTCACGGTGGCGGAAGAGTTGAGGAAGAGAGTCCCTTGGGGGTTCGTGTTGGCGTCCTGGGTGTCCCAGACAATGGCGCTGGCCCGCTGACGCACCACCATCCAGCCAATCAACGTCCGCCCGAGCTGGTGGGGGATGCTTTGGACGGCCCCTGTCGTCACCACCACGTCTTCAAGCAGCGCCCCGTTCAGAATGGGGATGTTGATGAGGGCGCGGTGGACCTGGGCGGCATCGTCTTGCGCCCGACTGAAGGTCGTATCGCCTGCGACGTTGATTTTACGGAATGGAGGAAGGGCCACGGCCTACCACCCGTCCGGCTCTGCCCACCCAACGCCCTGGGCGTCAGCGACCGTCGCAGGACTCCCGGCATCGCGATTCTCGGCCGCGGCCTCAATGCGGGCAATCAACCCCTGTTTCTCCACCAGGAAGGCCGAAACGTCGGACTCCTCTTTCATCAACGCCTTGATGCACGCATCGACGATGACGTATTCGAGCCACCCGGAGAAGCCGTCGGAGGTATCGCCCTCCGCGGACAGCGCCGTGAGTCTCGGAACGTACTGGGGGCGAATGGTGAGCCCGGCTGGAGGGAATGGGGCGAACCAGACGTTCGAGCCATTGAGGCGATACCGGAGATTGGCTCGAGCTCCCGGGATGAAGCGAAGCCCGGAGAAGGCGTTGCGCTCGGTGAAGCTGAACGGCCGGAGCGAGACGTATTGCGCCGTGGCTCCGCTCCCGGAGACGAGCAGGTCGAGCCCCAGGAGCTTGAGGAAGTCCGAGGCCAGCGCGTACCTGTCGTTGGTCCCGTCGGTGGTGATGACGGTTGGGGAGGTCTTGACGAAGTAGTCGTCTCCGTATTTCTGGACGAGCAAGTCGTAGAGCTCGAAGAGGCTGTTGTTTATGTAGGACGTCCACTCCGCCGAAGAAACGAAGGTGCTGTTGACCATGTCTGCCCGCTGCTGACACGCAGTGCGAATTTCACCGAGCGTCATCAGGGGCAGAGTGGCCATTTGTCCTCGCTACAGCCCTATAGTTTCGTTCCGCAGTTTCCGCACAACGGTTCCGGCCAGCTGTCAGGGCGAGGGACGCTGTAGGTGGTGGCGAGTCCACACTGGGCGCAGGTTTTCTCCTCGCGCCCGGAGGCGACCGCCGCTTCCTCGACGGTGGCCTGGTGCATCCCTTCGCCGTGCGTCGGATGGCTATGCTTCGGATGGCTTGCCGCTTCGGCGTCCTTCGGATGACCGTGCGCAGCGTGGCCTGACGCCTCGGCGTCTTTTTTATGCGACGTCACTAGCTCGCATCCTCTTCCCACTCGCACTCGAAGTCATAAACGCCACCAGACAGCGCAGTCGCGGCGTTGGTCGTGACATAAACGCACTCGAGAACGCCGCGGAGGACCAGTGCGCCGCCGGAGAAGTCCCAAGCCGCAGGCTTTGCCTCGCCGGAAGTGGCCGCAGTGGTGAGGGCCGATGCGGGCATCCGCATTGCCCCGAGCACGCCTGCCGACGTGGGCAGGGTGGTGTAGACGGCGGTCCCAACCGTGCTGACGTTGGCCGTTGAGCTGGCAGAGCTGGAATCCAGCTTTCCCAGGGTGGTGGTGTTCAGTTGGGTCAGCGCTGCCGAGCCGAGCGTCCCGGCGTCGGAGCCCTTAACCAGGGTAACCGGCAGACCTCCTGCGGCAGTGGCAGCGCAGGTGATGGCGATGCGCTTGATGCGGACCGTCTTGCTGGCGCTGCCGGTGATGACGGCGAACGCGGTGCCGGACGCGATGGCCGCCAACGCGGTTTTCGCGATGCGGTATCTGGCCGCCGCGTTGTCCAGGGTGACATGCGAGCGCTGGGCCCCCGCTGCGTCGGTCATGGTCCCAATGGTCTGGGAACTTCCGCCGCCGTCTTTTACTGAGAGAGATGAAGCAGCCATTGGATGCGTCCTTTCGAGTTACGGAACGATTGCGACGTTCACGAGGTTGCGCCCGTCGTCAAAGCGAAGCTGACCGTAGCCCTGCGACGGTGAAGGGGCTCCAGCAGAAACTGACACCCACTTAGGGGTGGTGACGGAACAAACAGTCCCGTCTGAAACGGTGATGATGGCATCAAGCAGGAAGGCGCCGCCTGCGGTGACGGGGCCGAGCCCCGGAGTCTGCGGCAGCAGGAAAACGACCTCCATCGGCACATAGAGCGTGCCGGAGGTTGCTGCCACCGTCTTCGTCCGACCGATGGGGAAGGCTACTTCCGGCGCGAAGACAGCGGGCTGCTTCGCCGCACTAGGGCCCGATGGCGTTACCACCGGCTGAACCGTGGAAACCGTGACGTCTGAACCGCCCGTGTTGGCAATGAGCAACATCGCCGTCACCGGTCGCCCGGCGATGACGTTGCTCGGGACTGTCATCGTTGCGCTCATCGCCATGGGGAGTCCTTAGGGAATCGGGTCAGACGCGGTGAGGGTGGTGGAGGTGGCGTCAGTCACCGCACCGTCCGAGGTGTAGACGGTGGCCCCAACGTCGTAGACCTGGGAGGCGGGCATCGCCAGGCCGTACCCAGACGTTGGAGTGTTGGCGATGATGTCGTAAGCAAAGACGGTCGAGCCGCTCGCCGCCACGGACACCGTTGCTCCCGGGCCCAGCGCAACGACGCCTTGCGCGACGGAGGTTGTTTCCTTCGTCGAGTTTTGGGGGCTCATCATCGGCCGAATGGCCGTGACGTTGACCGCCGAGCCGCCAGAGTTGGAGACGGTCAGCGCGACCGCCACCCGCTGGCCCGTGGTGGCCGTGGCTGAACTCAGGGCAACGCTTGCGGTGATGGCCATGGTCTAGACGCTCGCGCTGTTCTGGAGGGTGAACCGGAGATCAATCTTGTCGCCGCTGGCTGGGTCTGCTGGCGTGCCAGGAGTGCTGTAGATGACCAGGAGAATAGTGGGCGCGCTGTTGCTCGTGACATCGGTGGTGGCGTCCACTGCGGCGCCCCCAACGGTGGCCACGCCGCTCGCGGCGGTCGTCGAGAACCTGACCCCCAGGAGCCGCTGGTAGCTGTCCTGAAGGACGACGGTCCATGCCCCTGTGCCGGTCCTGGTCACCGTCTTGATGCCCTGGGCCCCAACTGCGTACGAGCCCGCCCCAGTCGTCGCCGCACTGGTGTAGGTGCGCGTGGCGGGGTTCCACTTCTGGAGCGTGACGGCCCCGCCGCCGGCAACAGAGACGCGGCAGAAGAGCTGGACGAGCCCCTTCTCGAGCGAGCTCTGGAATTGCTGGAAGTCTCTGTTTGCCATGGTCTGGGTCCCTTACGCCGACAGGATGGTCTGCCCGTTTTTCCCGGGAGCGCTGCAGCCGAGGTTCGCGTAGTAGGCGACCCGGACTTCGCCTGCGTCTGCGTTGTAGACGCGGAGCATGTCGAGCCCGTCCCCGTACTTGAGAATCTTCGGGACCTGGCCGAGCGAGTAGAGCTTCCAGGTGTTCAGCTTCAGCATGAAGCCGCGGGCGGCCTGAGTGCTTCGGTCGGCAACGACCTTGATGACCGAACGGGCGCCGTGGATGGTGACGCCCTGGAAGGACAGGTCGGCGGGGCCCTTGAGGTCCACGTACTGGACCTTGGCGCCGAGCGCCTTCACCAGCGCCGCGTAGCTTCCGAAGTTGGTCCCGAAGTGGTCCGGGGAGCTGCCTTCGCGGGCCAGAATCATCGTGTGGTCGACCAGTGCCTCTTCGATGGACTGTGCCGAACCGTCGTAGGACAGGCCGTAGAGGCGGGAGTCCGTGGAGCGATTCACGCCGTAGAAGTTGTCCGAGCTTGTCGGTGCCGTGGTGGGCAGCCATGCCGGGAAGCCGGCGAGCTTTCCGTTGTTGTCGCCCTGGACGAGCAGCGAGTCACCGGCGGTCCAGCCCGAAGGCGAACCGGCCGAACCACCGAGGCCCGATGAGGCAACGGTGATGGTCCCGCTCATTACGTTCCGGGCAATGACGTACCCAAGCGCGGCCCGGGGAGTCCCGCCGGAGGTGGCGTTGGCCTGAAGGGTCTGGTTTACGCCGAACTGTGAGACGTCGGCCGGGTTCGACAGCGTAATCACGCCGGAGGTGATGCCGCCGGTGGCGATGACGCCGATGGTTCCGGTCCCGTCCCGTAGAAGCGCAGAGGCCGCCGAGATGGAACAGCCCTGGATGGCGCCGTCGATCATCATCGTCGAGAAGCGGATGAAGGAGCCCTTGTCGCTCGAGGCTGCCTCCATCGTCTGGTTGTCGATGGTGGCGACGTCGTAGTCCGTCTTCCGGGTCAGCATGAACTCGGCGAGGAGCGCCGGAGTCTGGTTGCCCTGGGCGTTGGAGAAGGTCGCCGACCGGCCCTGGTTCACCTCGTACTGAATGGGGATCGGGATGTACTTCCCGCCGGCTTCCGTCTCTTTTGGGACGAGGGCCAACATCGGGTTCTCGTCGTAGGCCAAGTTGTCGACCTTCTGGCCGTCGTACCACTCTTTAAGGGCCGCATTTCCGGCGGGCAAGTCGAGATAGGCGCTCATGTGTCAACCCCATGTGGCGCCGTAGCGCCTGCAGCGAAACTTGTTGGTTGTCCTAGGACGCTCGGTGCGCCTGGACTGCGTCCATGGCGGCCAGGGCCCTGCGTCGCCTCTCCGCGTCGTCTACCGGCGGAGGCTTGGCGGCGGGGGTGCTGCCCGTCATGTCGTTGCTCAACGTGCGTCGTTGCAGGGGGTCGTTTCGCTTGTCGGCTGAAACTGGCGCAGCCGGCGCCTTGCCCAACTTCTTTGACTTCCCGGCCGCTTCCTCGAGCTGCTTCTCGATGGCGTCGGCCGCATCCTTCGGGGTGATGAGCTTCTGAGTTTTCGCGAACTCGCTCTGAATCTTCGCTGTCACCCGGTCGTGAACTTCAAAATGGTTGATGAGCTCGTAGGCGTCCGCTTGCTGCCTCACGAAGTCGTGCACTTCGTCCTTCCACGCATGAAAGGACTGCTCCGACTCGCGCAGGACCTGGGCCTTCTGCTCCTCGAGTTGCTTGCGGCCGGCCTCCTCGTGCTTCTTCTCGAGGGCGGCAATCTTCGCATCCATCGCTTCACCCAGGAGCTCGGGAGTTACCTTCCCGCCCGAAAGCCGGAGCTCGGTCATCTTGTCGTACCAGTCGTCCCCGTATTCCTTCTTCAGGAAGCTGACTGGGTCCCTCTTGGAGTTGGCCCGAGCGGACTTCCATTCCTCAAATTCAGCCTTCTCCGCCTTGAAGGCTTCGGCCTTCTGGGAGAGGTCGTGCGCCTTGAGGGCCAGGCCGCGCTCGCGCTTCGCCATCAGCGCGAAGCCCTTCTTCACTTGAGCGTCTTCGCCGCCCTGCGCGACTGGGGCTGCTGTCTCCACCGGAGCGGGCGACGCGGGGGCCGCACCGTTCGTCACGGGGGCGGCTGCAGGAGTCGAAGCGGCGAGAGTCACGCGGCTGGAGCCAATCCCGGAACGTTCTGAATCAAATCAGAAGTCGGTGGAGGGGCGGCCTGAGCCTGGGGTCCTTCCGCAACCGGCGCGGGACTCGGGGAGGTCGCCATCGAAAGCAGCGTGTCAACCTGAGTCGAAAAACAGCGTAGCAGTTCCATACGCTCAGGTTCAAGCGCCTGCATTCGGCCGAGCGCGAGGTATTCGAGGACGAGCTCCTTCGCGAGGTCCAAGTCGTCCGTCGGCTCGGGAGGCGAGTACTCCCCCTCATCAACAATCGCGTCGAGCACCGATGTGAGTAGGTCCTCCGCCGCGTTCTGGAGCCCCTCCACCTGCTCCAGATCCGGGAAGTCCAGCAGGCGTTTCCCTTGGCGAGGGGAGAGCATCCCTGCCTGGATGTACTCCTGGACCGTCTCGAGCCGTCCCGCGGGGTCGCTTGGGAGCTTCGACACCGGGAAGCACTGCATCACGTACTCGTCGGCCTCGAGGTCGATATCCCCCCAGTCCATCTTCCGGAGGAACTTCTTCCCCGGGACCGTCACCTCGTAAGTCCCGCCGTTCTCCGCGGCGATGTCCTTGGCGGTGGCGATCGCCATCTTGGCCAGGTCCAGGTACAGCTTGTCGTTGTAGCGGCCGATAGTGCGGAAGCGGTCCGAGTCGTTGTCCTTGTAGGCGCGAATGGCCTTCCCGGAGTCGAGACCTTCCGGTTTCTTCGCCGCGGCTGCGAGCTGGGACACGCCGCCCTGCTGATATGCGCGCTCAATCAGGGTCGAGAGGTGGCCGTAGTACTCCGGCGGAACCACCTGGGGGACGTAGAACGTCGGCGGCTGACCCGTGTAGTTAACGATGGCGCCGATGTCGTTGTTGATGTGCTCCTTGACGATTTTCGAGCCGTTCTGCAGAAAAACTTTGAACGTCCCGGCCAGGTGCATGCTGCGCTGGATGAGGAAGAGAAGTTTGTTTACCTCGAGCTGGATGTTCTGCAGCTGCTCGGCGAGGCCCTGGCTCCAGAAACCGAGCGGGCGAGGGCACCAACTGAAGCGGGCGAACGGGAAGAAGTCGTGATTCCACGGCTCCATTGGCGTGAGCGCGGCACCGTCCACCGTGATGATGTGCTTCCCATCCTTCGCGCCGGGGAATGAGGGCAGGTGCCAGGACTCTCGAACGGCGACCATGTCTGAAATGTTGGCGATGTTGCCGATGTCCTGGGCGCTGGGTGGGTTGGCGGACCCGATTGCTGACGCCTTGCCCGGGAAGTAGCCGGCGAGCTCGCCCCGGTCGATATTCTTTACTCGGTGCATCTGCCTGGGGAAGCCGTACATCGCCTCCACCTCGTCCACCCAGAGCTCTGCAGCCATCACGCGCTCGAAGGCCACGCGCTGGTGTTTGGCGAAGACGTGGATGACGCCATCCCCGCCGATGCATCCATCCCGGAAGGTCATGCCGCCCAGGTCGTAGGCGTTGTTCTCGTAGAAGATGCCGTCGACGAATTGGTTGAGCTTCTTTGCCTTCCGCTGCTCTCTCGAGGTGCCGCCGGAGGTGAGGAAGTAGGGCTTGGGCTTATTCTCCGCGACGTTCGCGCCAACGGTGTCGATGACGGACTGAACGACGTTGTAGGTGACGCGCTCGCGCACCGCGTTCTTGATGGCGTTCACCTTCGTCTGGTTGGCGCCGGAGATGCCGAAAAGGGTGTTGTTGCCGTAGAGGCGGGTCGAGATGACCTGCTGAGTCATCCGCGCCGTTTGGTTCTGCTGAAGGAAGGTGACCGCGGCCTGGATGGCCTGAGCCGCCTCTGTGCCGGAAAGGGTCCACCAGCGACGCTCTTTCGGCGCCTGGCTGGCGTTGGGGGGCCCGTTGGAGCCGAAGGAGCGGTAGTCGATGGAGCCTATGGCGACATGAGCATCTTTCCGTGACCGTCCTTAAGGGTCGTGCCGGGCGTCGTTCATCGGCCCGCATCCATCCGAGCTACAGCCGCGCAAGCATAGCCCATCGCCGGAGTGTTCCGTAAGCGTGTGCCCACAGGTGCACTGGCCTTCGCCGTTCTCATCTCCGAACGGGCCCTGCTTCGCCTCTGGGGCGGCGACGTCCAGGAAGGCGACCGGGTGGAGCTCAACCTCGAAGTCCGCCGTCTTCACCTTCAGGGCTTTGTGCTTCGCCATCAGCTCGAGCAGGTCGGGGAGGGTCACGCTTCCGCCTTCTCTGGGGTCATCTGGGCATCGGCCCATTTCACGCACGCCCAGCAGATGAGCCGGCGCGTCGTGTTGGGGTGGCCGTCCAGCCTGGCCGGTACGCCCTTCAAGTCGCGCCGTTGCTTGCGGCAGGAGACGCACAGCTTCGCGTCCGGGGACTGAATCAGGTCACTCATCGGCGCTCTTCCCGAAGATGCGATCCCAGCCTTCTTTGAACGCCTGGCTGTTGCCCTTCTCGCCGTCGCCGCGGATGAACTGGCGCATCAGCTGGTTCTTCTGATGGCGCTCCGTCGGGGTGAGGCCCAGGTCTCTGCCTTCTTTTCGGATGGTGGCGCTACGTGTGTTTTTCACCCATGAAATCGCTCTCGGTGGCCGTCCCTGTCGGTGATGCGTCAATGATCGACGGAATCTTACCTCCCTTGTAGTGGAGGACCGGGCCCATGCTCGTGTTCACCCTCTCGGTCTTTCCGCACATGCAGCGATCGGCGAGCCAGGTGCAGACGTCCCCACAGGCTCCGCACTTCCACCGCGTGTCCGGGCCGGGGACAAACGAGGAGGTGTTCGGAAAGCTCACGCCCCTGCCTCCATGTCCGCCTCGAGCTCTTCCCGCATCCGCGCCTTGTCGTCGAATTGGGCGAGGAGGGCGGCTTTCTTGGCTTGCTCTTCTGGGCTCAGGACGAGAGCCGACTTGGGGCGCTCGAAGAATGGGTTCTTCGGATAGTACGCGGGTTCAGGCGGCACATACGGAGGTGCTCCCGTCACCTCCCGAGTCAGCGAGCCGAACCGCCCAATCTGCTGAGCGAGCCCCTCGAGCGAGTCATTGAGGTAGCCCAGGCTCGAGGTGAGGTCCGCCACCTGGCCCCGGATAGCGGAGACCGCGTCCGGCATATCGATGCGTCGTCGTCTTTTCACAGCCATTCGTTGGCCTCCTCGTCTTCCGCTCGTTCCATCTTCGCCTGTCTCACTTCCTCTTCGGCCTGATTTTCCATTTCCTCCACCTGCTTCGCAAACCAGGCCGGGGTGTTGGGTGCCGGCGGCTTCTCTGCTTCGGGCTCAAACATCCAGTGTGCGGCCCGGCGCCACCCATAGAGACCGGCATCGCAGCAGTGGTTCGCAAAGCGCGGATCCTCTGGTGGTGCTTGGCCGTCGTGCTCTTCCGGGACCCAGTCCGATTGCTTCGGAAGTTGCGCAATCTCCTCGGAGTACACTGAGCCGTAGGCTGTCTTGATTCTCCCGGCGAGCAATTCCCCGTTGAACATCTCCACGTGTGCGCGCTTGTCCGTCTTCTTGGCGGCCTCGAAGTGCATCCCGGTGCGCTGGGCCACCTCCTCCACGATGAGCGCGCCCAGGCCGCCCGTGTCTGCCACTCTGCCCACCACATCCAAGCCGAGCCGCGCTTCGATAGCTCTCGCCTCCGCGACGACAAGGTCTGAGGTGATTTCGCTCTCCTTCCAGCTGAAGGCCTCGATCAGGTCGCGCGATTTCGGATGAAATGCCCAGTAGACGAGGGCCATCGCATCCACCTTGCCGAGGTCCCATCCGACGACGTGTTGCCATCCTGGGCCCCACGGAATGAGGGCGCCCGGCTTGTAGCTGTTGCGGTGCTCGTCCCATTTATAGAACAGCGCGCCAGTGTCGTTGACCCAAATGCCGCAGTATTCGCGGAGCCACGTCGGATGCTTGTCGTCCCATCCGCGCTTGGCCTTGAGCGCGTAGACTTCCTCCCTGGCGTTCTTGAAATAGGGATTCTCCCATGGCATCCAGCGATGAAGGCTGTAGCCGCGGACCTTGGTGGATTCCCATCGCCTGGCGAAGTCGTTACCGCCTGAGACATCGAACCAATATCCGGCACAGACGACGCCCGGAGTGCCCTCGAGCACCTGGCAGCCCTGGAGGTCCATTAGGCCGGGCTCGATCACGTCCTCACAGAGTGTCTTCATGTACGAGCCGAATAGCTGCGACTCGTCCACCACGTCGGCCGCCACCTTGTCGCCGCGCTTTTTCTGGGTCTCCTTCTCCTTGTCTGCTCCATGGAGTCGGACCATCCCGCCGCCAGGGAGCCGCACCTCGAGCTCCGTATCGTTGAACCTGGCGCCAATGCCGAGACGTTGGTCGACCGCCCGGAGATGGTCCCAAATGAGGTGCTTGGCCCGAAGTCGGCTGATGCCCCAGTAGCGCGTGAGGGCCTTCTTCTTCGCGGCCTCGCCCAACAGGAACCTCGGATTAAATTCCGTCTTGCCGATGCGTCTCGGCCCAAGGATGCCCTTGCTTCGCGCTGGGTCGTCCCAGACGGCAAGTTGCTTGTCGAAGCACTCGGCTCGAAGCGCCTTCACGAGATCATCGGATACGTCCCGCGTCTCGATCCGTGCCTCAAGGGCCTCTACTCGTGATTCCAGTTGAGCCATGCTTCTCCAGGTATTCGGCCGCCAATCTCAAATAGTCCGGGTCGTCGTGCGCATACCCGAGCATCCTGTTGCACCCACTGCACAGCAACTCCCGGGTCTTTCCTGTGGCGTGGTTGTGGTCCACCGACAGGCTGCCCCACCGTTCGGCCTCCTGTGGCTTTCCGCAAATCGCGCATGCCGCGTTCTGAAGGAAAATCATCCGCGCGTACTCGTTTGGCGTCAGTCCGTACTGACGTTTCCTCGACGCATGCCGCTTGCTCTCTCGGATGCGTGGCCCATGTTTCGCGTAGTAACGCTTGTAGGCAGCGCGCATGTACTCGGGGTCGCCCACCTCCATCACTGCACCCCGGCCGGACTCTCGGGCCGCTTCCCCTCGAGCCGCTCGATCCGCGCCTCCAGGTCCGAACCAGAGATGATCTCCGACAGCACCTTCGCCCCATAGATGAGGCAGCGGGCGGTGTTGGGGTCGCCGCCATTCCCTTCCGCCTTGAGCTCGCGCAGCACTTTGGCCACGAAAACGCGGAGGTGCTTCAGGGTCCGGAGAGGGGGACCGCGCCTGCGACGGGGGGATCCAGCGTTTTCGCTTGTGTCCGTGGCCATTTAGCCTCCGCTGATGGTGGCTTTATGCACCCGTTTCGAGGTCGATTGAGATGACATTGGAGTCCGGAACGAAGGTCTCCCGCCGCTCCATCTTGCCCTTCGAGTCGGGCCGCTCGTAGCGCACCAGGAGCCCGCCAGGGGTGCGATCGATGACGGCCCCCATATCGCCCGTGTTGAGAGTATTTTTCGTGACGCCGCCGTAGTTGACGACGTCTCGGGTCAGAAACCGCGTCACCTTCGGTCGCTTGGCTTCCTTCGCTTCTTTCGCAGGTTCGCTCACGGTGCCTCCATCCAAAACGGGTCGTAATTGAGCCCGGGGTACTTGTCGTAAATCCATTGCCCGATGTCTTTCGTCCAATGGGTGAAACCGGAAGGCCTGAAGCCGGCCAGCATCGTCTTCGCCACGCCAATCCTTCGGAACGGGGCCTTGACGTAGACCATGTGCACCAGCGAGCCCTGAACGACGGCGAACCCGTAGGCGGTGAAGTCGTCGTCAGCGGGGGCTGCCACGATGACGCGCACGCCTGGGCTCTGAAGCAGCAGGTCGACGATGCGGTGATGGTGGCGGAAGAAGGTCGCCTTGTTCGATAGCTTGGTTGCTCGACTGGATGCCCGGTGAGAGTTGACCCAGGCATCGGCAACCATCGGCCAGTCGCTTTTCCCTCCGGCCCGAAGGATGTAGTCGAGCTTGCTGGTGCTGGACGTTGCTCCTGTTACCGGAACCGCGGTCCTGCTCTCGCTCATTCGCTGGACTCCCGTAATCGCTGGTTCGAGGAAAATACCACATTGGTCCGTCACGAATGTCGCTGCGCATCGACTTCAAAAAATTGCTCGTTGTAGTAATGCCGCCCGCTCAACCACGCCCACACCGAGGCCAACCCATAAGCCGGAAGAAAGAGCGGCCCTAAACACCGGTACTGCCAAACATGCCGGAGCTCATGCGCCAGGACGGAGGCGTTCTCCCCGTCCCGAACAAAGACACACTCCCCGATGGTGATGCCTCCCCAGCTCTGGAAGAACCACGCCCAGAACCCCCAGGTCCTCGGAACGAAGACGAGGGCGCCACCGCGGACACCGTAGAATTTCCCGCCACCCAGGAGCGCGGCGAGCAGGCCGAGGAGGGTGTTGGGGCTGGTCCACATCGAGCCGGCGAGTCTCATCGGCAGCCCCTGGACTCGTTAACGCTCTTGAACTCGGTTCCACCGTCCGCGAGCCGGCGGGTGTAGTTCCGATTCACGACGGTCGGCATACAGGTGACGAGGTGCTGCTCCTCCCACTCGCCATCGCAGCCCGCGGGTTGGCCGGCATCGGGCCCGTTGACCATCGTTCGGTAGACGGGAGCCGTGGCTCGGCAGAATGGGCCCCGGTCCTCAATCGCCCCGCCATCTCCCGGCACCCAGCACCTTCCACAACCGTCAATCCATGCGACTTCAACGGAGGGGGCGATCTGGACGGACAGAAACTTGTCGTCCTTGCCCACTTTCCACCCAGCGAGTAGCAGCGCAACCAGGGCGAGCCTCATTTGCTCCACCTCTGAGGCTTCTTCTTCACCTCACAACTCGCCACCATCCCGAATTTCACTTTCGTAACCATCCTTTCCACTCCGCATTCAGAGCAGGTGAAGCGTTCGCCCTCTTTGGGTGGCTTCTCGAGCCAGTTGAGGGCCATGGCCTGACATTGCTGGCAGGCAAAGGCTGTCATCGCGGCTCGCCGCCGCCATAGGCACCCAGAAGGACGTCGATCATGTCCGGCCCGGGCGCGTCCGCTATCGGCTCATCGTCGAAACCCGTGATGCGCATGTTCCGGCTGGGCGCGTGGCACGTGATGTTGACGTACACCGGGCCGGGGTTCGTGATGTCCATGAACTGGGTGTCCAGGAAGAACCCGTCGAGGCGCGGCCGATTCTGATACCGGGCCACCTCTTCCTCTAGGCGGCGCCTCCCCTCCGTCCTGAACCATGGCTCGGCCCTGTTTCTCACCCCTCCATCTCCGTCATGTGCCCATTCAAGTAGGGCCTCGGAGCTGAGTGCCGGCAGACGGCATGGAAGGTCCCGAAGCTCTCCTGGCTTCTCCAGATTCCGGGACTTGTCTCCCAGCGCTCGAGAATCCGGGCGCCGGTGGGGGTGGGCTCGAATTCGATGACGTCGTCGATTTCGACCCCCTCCTCGTCGAAGTAGCGGACTTCATTAGCAAGGCAGCCGCACGGGAGGGTGAAGGTGTCTGTGGAGCGGATTTTCATGGCCAAGTGTCCGTTCGTTCGGTGATGGGTCGTTCCCGCCAGGCTTTACCCAGAATGCCGAGGCGCTTTTGCCAGGCCTTGAACGAGCAGAAGCCGCACAACCCCGCGTGCTCGGGAAAGGCGATTTTGCGCGCCTCCTTCGCCTTGTGCTCGCATCCATCCGTTCCGCACTTCATGGCCTCGCCTCGATGGTGACTCTCACCGCGTATTCCTTCGGTTTCCCGCGCTCTTGGGAGTAGGTCCAGGTTGCTCGTGGGTCTCTGTCATTCGGAAGGCCCAGGCAGTCAGCGACAGAATCCCTGCACGATTTAAGGCATCCGCGGAGGTTGTCGTCGTCGAGCTCGCGCGGGGCGATTCGTGTAAGCGTCACCGTGACGGGCAGGACCACCAGCGCGCACTTCGCCACGCCCATCCAAGCTATCGCCGCCCGCTCCCGTCCCGTCCGCTTAGCCCGAGTCGCCCAATGCTCCCGGACGTTCGAGGTTGAGACCGTCCGAATGGGAATCGTAAAAATGACCGGGAAGGGGCCTGGCTTGGCCGTGGCGAGCATGTCGGGGTCGCTGCACACCAAGAGGCCCGATGGGGTCTGCGAACGCGCCAGCATGGCACCCAGCGCGGCTAGCTTGGATTTCCTCATCGCCTCACCGCCAGCAACACGGTAATCACCAGAAGCTCGCCCGCGATGAAGACTCCCAGGCCGACAGCCCAGGCCATCATGTCGCGCCAGAATTGAAGGTAGGCCTCAGGAGTCATGGTTTCGGCGCTTTCGGTGGCGCTTCGTTTGCGTCTGGGGATGGCTCTTTCGTGGCGGATTCCGTGGCGCCTCGCTTGAGTTTGCGAATCCAGTTCGCCTCGGCAAATGCCGTATCGGTGCAGTCCGCGCTCAGAACTTGGGCGCAGCGCTCAACCGCCTCGTTCCACCCGGCGAGGTATCCCGACTCGGATGCTTGGGCCAACGCGTTCGCCGCAGCTATCTGCCCGTCCCTGGGGTCTGGGATGGGTGGGGAGGAGGAGAGGGCGGCACGCAGCAAGCATTCCGGCTTGTGCGCCTGTGGCCCCAGCTTCGCATCGCACGACGGGCACCAGTGAGGGCTCTCGCAGCTCTCCAGCGCCTCCCTCAACCTCGCCTCGCGCTCCGCCCCTTCCCGAACCTGGGCTTCGAGGGAGGAGATGCGCAGCGCGGACTGAAGCATGGACGCCTTCAGGTCTTCTCCGATTGCCCTCGCCTCGGCCACGGGGTCCCGCGCTACTGGCCCGTACTTGTCGTCGCTCACGTCTTCACCTCCGGGTGGAGGGCCCGCCGAAGATTGCCGATGGTGACGTTCATCTTCAGGTCATGGTCCATGCCGTCCATGTAGTCTCCGATGTCCACCTGATGGAGCACGTCCGCGGCCAATGCTTCGAGCGCCTCCACCCGGGAGCGGAGGGCGAGACACTCCTTCAGAATCTTCCGGGCCTCGTCTGGCGCGTGCTTCGGGCAATCCATCGCCAAGGACACGTCCGGACACCAGCACGGGATTTCTCGCCGCCCAGCCGCAAGCCCGGCGTTGAATTCAGCGGCCCCGCAGGTGCATGGCTGGTTCCGACATCCGGGAGCCGTACACTCAGGGTCACCGCATGGCAACGACGCGCAATCCTTGTCGTGCTCCCTCACGGCACCAACCTCCAAGGCTTGGTAACGGCCTGCCCACACCTGGAACAGACCCCGATTTTAACGATGGGGATGAGCCCCTCCGAGTCGGGAATGTTCGGGGCTGAACAGGGGAAGAGTCGGCAGAGCCAGGCGAGCCAGCGGATTTTCATGCGGCCTCTTTCCGCCCACTCACCCAGGCCTCAATGAGCGCATTCGGGTCGTCGGCCGTAATGACCTCCCGAGCCGCGTCGGAGTTCTGCCATGCCACGCCGCATGGCGAGCACCAGCCCCCGGAGACGTTGGCCGTGGAGGCGCAGACCCGACAGGCCGGAACGGGTGGAGCCGGTGCCTCGGCCGGGGGGACAAAGTCGCGCCACTTCTTCCGAAATTGAGCCCAGCGGTTCCGGTTCTTCATCCAGAACGGGTCCACCAGAAAAGCGTTGTAGGTCCCCTTGAGCCGGTCGAGGCTCCCGACGACGGCCGACGCCTCGGCGAACCAGGCTTCGGTGTCTGGTGGGTCCAGGCTCAATTCCGGAATCAGGCCGGCCTGTTGCTCGCGTTCGCCTTGAGCCCAAAGAAAGAAAACCTCACCGGGCTTGAATCCTGGCTTGAGCGGGGCCGGCTCTTTTCTCCGTTCAGGCTTCGCATCAATCGGAAGCCGGAGACTTCCCATCGCGGAGATCGGATTCGGTTCTTCTTCTTTTGTTTTTATCTTCTTCTGCGTCTGCGTCTGCGTCTGGTGCGTCGGTTTCGCGTCGGGATTTGTCGGTTTGGTGTCGGAAACCGACGCACTTGGTGTCGGTTCCGCGTCGGTTTCCGCGCTTTTCCCGACACGGTTGCGTTTCCAGGTCCGTTTATACCGGTCCAGTCCGCGGATCCGGATGCCTCCGGACTCCAGCGCCTCCATCAGTCCGACGTCCGACAGGGCATTGGCCAACTCCGCGCTCGACCCTTGAAACCGGAGCGCCCCTGCCAACATCGTTACCGCTCGAGGGTTGTCACAGACCCCGGTCGGCGCCTCATCCTGCGGCCCGAGCTCGAGTCCCCATGCCCAGAGGTCGAGAATCAGCCCCAGACACTCCCTCTCCGGAATGGCCAAGAGCCCGGAAAGCATGCGGGCCTTGCTCCATGTTTCCTGCGTCACCTGAATGAACGGCAGTCGCAATTTCGCCCCCTCGAGCGGTTGAGTCAGTTAATCGAGCTGGAAAGCTTCTGGACCTGCCGGGCGGGCTCCTCATGTTCGAGGGCCTCCCCGTAACCATTGACTGGAACCAGGACGTCGCACCGGACGCAGCGGAACTTCCCCACCGGGACGCGCGCACCCGCGGCAATCATCTTGGTTCCCTTGGCGGGGATGTGGGAGCCGAGGCACATCATGCGGCCTCCGCGTGGGCGACAATCCGCCGGCCGATGAATTCAGCGACCTGGGGAACTACGGCGTTTCCGAGGCACCTAAGTCGGTCCACCCGAGAGGGAACCCCATGAGCCACTCGACCCACGTCGGGTTCAACGGCCCAGGTTCCTCCGAAGTCCTCGAGGCCAGGGCGGAAAAAGACGGGTAGCCGCCCTGACTCTGGTTCGGCCCGCCCTTCTCGCCATCGCTCGCTCGAGGCGTTGGCCACATTGACCTCCGAGCCATCGCGTCCAGACTCAGCCTCT